CCCACGTTTTAAAACAGAAGTTGAAAAATCATTTTCGCCAGCAAAAAAATCTAAACAAAGAGTAGAGCAAGACTATGCTAGAAACGCTATTGCTGATTATAAAGCTGGAGATAAAAAAGCTGCAAACTACGAAAAGAAAAAAGCGTTGGAAACAGCTGCTGGTGAATCACCATCAAAGAAAAAATCTATGGCTTACATGAAGTCTAACCAAGATGGTGGATCTTACACAGCTAAAAAACCAGGTGCTGCTGCGAAGCAACTTAAAAAACTAGGTAGTATTCTTTCTAAACATATGAAGTCTAATTAATATGGCTTTTAAGATGTCACCAATAGGAAAGAATAAATGTTCTTATTCGCCTATGCAAAAGAGAGGTTTAATTAATTCTCCTATGAAAAAGGAAGATGAAAAAACTACAGTTAAATTTAAGGCTAATGAAAACAAGAAATCCGACCCATTTGATGTATCTCAAAAAAGAATAGATGAAGCGCAGGCAAGAGTAAATGCTGCAGCACAAGAAAGTGGTACTGAGCAATCTGAAACTTTAAAAGCTGAAAGAGGAAACTTAGAAGGCTATGCCACTGTTTGGAAGAAAAACAAAGGTGGAGTTAAGGATAAGTATAAAAGTTATAAAGACTTTGTTGGTGCTGCAGAAGCTTGGTGGCAAAAGAAGAATAAAACAGTAAACGCTAAGCCGGGTAAATCCAAGAGTGAAAGCGAAATACAACAAGTTGCTAACCCAGGAAAAGATAACATCAACACTAATGTAACTACGAATGCTGTTTCAACTGGCGACAAAATCGAAAACCCGAGGTATGCTCCAGAAAATCCAGACCCTAATAACCCAGGTTTTGATTTAAATGGCAATCCTAAGTTTATAGGTGAAACTCTTACTGAAGTTCAGAATAGAAATGCTACTAAAGAAGATAATGAGCTAAACGATGAAAGTGTAGTTATTGGTGAAACAGGAGATGAAACAGATATTCAAAATGCTTTAGAACAACAAACAACTGAAACTGAAGCTGGTTTAGAAGACATAAGAAATGAAAACGTTAATGTAGTAAACTCTGGCGGTGGGTAAGAAGAAGTTTAAAGAAACAAAAATAGGGGCTTTCCTAAAAAATAAAGCCCCTAAAATATTAGACGGTATTGGAGATATTTTACCAGACAACGGAGCGTTCGGTGTAGTAAAAAATTTAATATCAAGTGATAGTAATATTAGTGCTGAAGATAAAGAAACGGCATTAAAACTACTAGAGCAAGACATAGCAGAAATGAACAACATATCTGCACGCTGGAATAGTGATATGAAAAGTGACTCATGGCTTAGTAAAAACACAAGACCTATGACACTTATATTTCTAACTTTAGCCATGACAATATTCATAATACTAGATTCAACTGTATTATTAGAAATAAAAACAGGTTGGGTTTCATTACTAGAAGCTCTTCTTATAACAGTATATGTAGCGTACTTTGGAAGCAGAGGCGCAGAGAAAATAACAAAAATTAAAAAATAAAAAATGGCAGGAAAAGTCGAAATAGACATAGCTGGTTTAGAAGGTAATGAAGCAGCTCAACCAAGGGTATTTGCACATGACGCTGTATCAGTTCCAGCAGCTGATGTTACAGTGTTGAATTCAATACCTTTAAATACAGAATTAGTTGGTTTAATAACAACTAATCCTAATGACACAAATCCAGGACAATTTGATTTTACTACTACTACTAGTGGTAGTGGAACACCTATTGTTCTAAGAGCAATATTTACAGGCTCGGCTGGATCAGCAACTTGCACAAGCATAGTATGTGTAACACCTCAAAATAGTGGTTATACTAATAGCAATACTCTGACTATAACTAAAGCTCAGATTAAAGATGCTTTAGGCATGAGTTCAGATCCTAGCTCTGATTTAGTTGTAACATTAAACACTTCTTCAATACCTCTAGTACAATCAGGTTTTCCTTTAGTTCCAACACCTACAGCTGACATAACTAAGATAGTTACACGTGGAGCATGTATATATGCTGGTGTAGTGGCTGATGTAACAGTTAAACTAGAAAGTGGTACTGTTGTTACCTTTAAGGGAACAGCGGCTGGATCTTTCCTGCCTATACTAGCTATAGAGGTAATAAGCGTTAGTGTTGCTACTGGGACTCTTGCTAATGGTGATATATTAGGTTTATTTTAAATGTATATATCATTAAAGTATACAATTCCAAGTAGGATAAATCTACCTGGGCAATCAGGTGTTACCCCTCCTCCATCTCCTCCTACTAACTTTATAGAATTAGAACCTAATTTATTTTTAATAGCACTAGAGTCTGACTTATCAGATTTGGTGGGCTTAGAAGCGTAAACAATATATAATGGCAAATGCAAAAATAAGTAACAATTCAGTATTCGTTCCAAAATTTGATATAACAGAAATAGATGGTTTAGCAGGTTATACAGGATCAGGCAATGTTAAGATAACTGGAACAGATCTTAAAACAAGCGTTTTAACTGGTGCGATAACTTCCATTACAGCTTCTGCGCCTTTATCCAGAACTTCTGGCAATACTCCTACAATATCAATATCTCAAGCGAGTGCTTCATCAAATGGTTATTTAAGTAGTTCTGATTGGACAACTTTTAACAGTAAGGGAAGTGGTACTGTGACAGGTGTTACTGGTACTGCGCCGGTTTCTGTTACATCTGGAAACACACCTGTTGTTTCAATGTCTGCTGCTAATGGATCTACAAATGGTTATTTAACATCTACAGACTGGACAACTTTTAACAGTAAAAGTAATTTTAGTGGAGCTTATGCTGATCTAACTGGTAAACCTACTATACCTACTAGCAATAGTCAACTTACTAATGGAGCAGGATATATAACTTCATCTTCAGTAGGCGATGGTACTTTAACTATAACTGTTGATGGATCTTCAAGTACTTTTACAGCAAATCAATCAGGTGATACTAATATATCTTTTACAACAGGTAGCGGTAGTAGTATAGCCGTTTCTGACGAAGGTACTCAATTAACGTCAGATGTTACTAGTTTTAACTTCACAGGATCCGGGGTAACAGCAACAGCTACAGGAGACGCTGTTACTGTAAATGTAGCAGGTGGTGGTGGTTCTGGTGATATTACCGGAGTTACTGCAACTTCTCCTTTAACAGGTGGTGGAACAAGTGGTGACGTGACAGTTGGTATTCAAGAAGCTAATACTGGTCAATCGGGTTTCCTGTCGAGTACTGACTGGAATACTTTTAACAGCAAGACAAACAATGCAGGTACAGTAACTCAAATAATAGCTAGTTCACCTTTAACAGGTGGTACTATAACGGGTTCAGGAACAATTGGAATACCTCAAGCCAGTACAAGCGCTAGCGGTTATTTAACGTCTACAGATTGGAATACATTTAATAATAAAGGATCAGGAACTTTAACTAGTGTAAGCGCAACAGCACCTTTGGCGGTTACAAACGGTAGCGGTCCAGATCCTGCGTTTTCTATAGTAGAAGCTAACGCAAGTACAAACGGTTTTATATCAGCTACAGACTGGAATACATTTAATGATAAACAAGACTTATTAGTAAGCGCTACTAATATTAAAACTATAAATGGTAATAATTTGTTAGGCTCTGGTGATCTTGTGGTTTCTGGAAGTGCTAATAACAATACTATAACTTTAGTAGCAGGCACCGGATTAACTGGTGGAGATTCTTTTACGCTTAATCAAAGTTCTGATAAAACTATAACGTTTAATAATTCTATTACAAATAATAATCAGTTAACAAACGGTAGGAACTTTATAACTGCTTCTTCTGCAGACACTCTTACTAATAAAAGTGGTAGTAATTCACAATGGACAAATGATGAAAACTATATAACATCTGCGTCTTTACCTACTGTCAATGACGGAACACTTACTATAACGGTAAATGGTTCAGCAACTACATTTACGGCAAATCAATCAGGTGATTCAAGCGTTTCTATAACAACTGGTAGTGGAAGTGGTACGGTAACAGAAGTTACTGCAAACACTCCATTGTCTGTTACAAGCGGAACTTCAACTCCTGATTTATCTATAGCTCAAGCAAATACAAGTACTAGTGGTTTTTTAAGTAGTACTGATTGGAATACATTTAATAATAAAAGTAACTTCAGTGGCGCTTACGCAGATTTAACAGGTAAGCCAACTATACCAACAGCGACTAGTCAACTTACAAACGATTCTGGTTTTATAACAGCATCATCAACAAATACTTTAACTAATAAAAGTGGTAATATAACTCAATGGACTCAAAACTGGGATGAAGTAGATATACTTGGAGATGGTAGTAACGCAGGTAAATTAAAAATTTATTGCGAAAATACTACTACCCCACATTATGTAGAAATAGAAGGACCTAGCCATAGTGGCGCTTCTAGTTATACTATAAAACTACCAAGTGGCGCACCAGCAAGTAATCAAATACTACAAGCTGCTAGTGGTGGACAATTATCATGGGTTGATAACGATGGTAATGATAACTTCTATGTAACTGGAGCTTCTTATTCAGCTGGTACTTTAACATTAACTAGAAACGGTGGTTTAGCAGATGTAACAGCTACGGGTTTTTTACAAATAGGAACTTCTTCAACCACGGCTCTAGCTGGTGACACTACTACAATAACTACAGCACAAGCAAACGAGATAACTGCTAATACGGCTAAGGTTGGAATAACTACAGCGCAAGCGAATGAAATCACAGCTAACACAGCTAAAGTAGGTATAACAACTGCTCAAGCTAATGAGATTACAGCTAATACTGCTAAGGTAGGTATAACAACTGCTCAAGCGTCTGATATAACAGCTAACAATGCTAAAGTTACTTTTCCAGGTTTTGGAACTACTGCAGGTACAGCCTTAGAAGGAGACACAGTTATACCAGCTGCTGCTAATAATCCTTTGATTACTTTAGTCGCTGGAACAAATTTAACTGGTGGAGGTACTTTCAACCTTGACCAACCTGGTGCACAGACTATAACTTTTGATGCTTCAGGTGGCTCAGGTGGTGGTTTTCCATCATCTGTCACAGCTTCTTCAACAGCTGCAACTAGTGCTGCGGTTGATACATTTTATACTATTACAACTACAAGTGGTGTTGCTGATATAGTTGTAACATTACCAACAGCTGCTAGTAACAGCGGAAAAATAATAGGTGTTAAATATGCTGCTCAAAACAGTGTGGATGACACTGTTGTTATTAAAACGATTAGTAGTCAAACTATAGATGGAACTAATAGAACAACAAATGGCTTACCTTTAGCTTCTATTGGCACTTACTACGAGGTTATTTCAGATGGTTCAAACTGGTGGATTAAATAATTATGAGCTACACGTTTAATAATACAGGAGGCACTAATCATGGTGTTAAAACATATAATGAAATATTTGCTATAAACAGAACTACTGTAGGAGCTTCTAATTATTGGAACCCTACGTTAGTTAGTGGAGATACTGTAATTTGTGAAATGAGTTATGTTCACGCTTCTCAGTCTATAAAGGATTATAAACTATTAACTTGGTACGACTTTGACCAAGGCGGATCTGTGGTTTATGGGTCTCACTGGATAGGGGCTGGAATATATTTATGTTTTGATAGCGATGGCAATGGTTTTGGAGTTGGAGATTTTTTGTGTTGTCCGTTAGTAGAGGATTTACCAGGCGCTGCAGGCGCTAGACCTTTAGTAGTAAAAGCTACTAGTGTTGCTGAAGCAGAAAGACCAATGGGAGTTGCTTTAGAGCCATGTGATGAAGGAGGTGAACTTGCCTTTGCTACCGTGGCTATGATGGGCTTATGGCCTATGAAGAGACAAGGAGCTTTAGGAAGAAGTGAAGCTATATATTCTAGAACTGATGGCACTGGCAAAGTAGATGACGCGCCTATAGGATCTTATAAAAACGGAGCATTTGGAAAAGCAATAGATCCAGATTTTCCTATAATTACATCAACAGCTGCAACACCCACCACTGTAGACGGAGCACAAGTATGCATATGGGGAACAGCAGCAGAAGTATTTTAATATGAGTTATCAAGCATTACCTTATACATATGGAGCTTTAACGGAAGCTCAAATAGATGCAATACCAACATCTAGTCCTAAAATACCTGCTGGATCTACTGTGTTTAATACAGATACTCAAATGCTAGAGATATACAATGGCAGAATATGGTTAGACGAAAGATGTTTATGTTTTCTTGTAGATTCTGGTGTTACAGTTGTAAAAGGAAATACTTTATATACAGTTGGTTCTGGAACTACCGCTACTGGAGAAGTAGCCTTAATGACTAATAGTTCAACTAATTATCCAAAATTTGTTGGCGTGGCTACTAGAAACCCAGTTGGTGGTTTCGTGTCAGTAGCTCATTGTGGTAAAGTACAAGCTATAGCTGGTGAAACAATTACTAGAGGAGAAGGTGTTGAACCAAGCGGAACAGCTGGTAGATTTGATTTAGACACTAGTCCTTCCACTGGTGGCTTTGGAGTCGCTTTAGAGTCTGGTTCTGCTGGTAACTTACTTTGGATAGCATTACAAACAATAGAACTAGGATAATATGAGTTATACTAAATTTCACCATTGGGGCGCAAGAACCCAAGAACAAATACAAAGACTACAACAAACAAGTGAATATGGAGCTTCTTATAACACTACAGAACCTAGATTACTTCAAGATGGTCAATCTATTATAGATAGAGGCTTAGAAGGTGTTTTAAGATGGGCTAAAAATCCAGTTCAAGATAGTAGCAGTGACTATTACAATGGTTGCTTTATGAGCGCTGAGTTTTCTCAATGGTGGGCTAGCTCTAGTGGTTTTCAAAACAAATGGTATACTGGTCATCAAGTTTCTCAAAATGAAGAAGTGGATTTAGGATCTAGTGCTACTGATGCAGAGTTAGCGGTAGGAGTTTCTTATAACACATTATATGGAGCAGCTACTCAAGTTGGTAGTGTTACTGTTGGAGACTATTTACAACTCAAAACAAGTGGAATAACAGATGTTGATTATAGTGGCGTTGTTAATCCAGAGATTGGAGAGTTAATTGAAGAAGGAAATACTGCTGGAAAAGTAGATATTACTACTTCTAAACCTAACACTTTTGGATGGGTGGTAAATACTAGTAATATAGTAGGAACTGCTGGTTCTCTATTGATGAAGATAAATACAACTGAAACAGCTTAAATTATGATAGGAAATAAAATTGGAATACCGTATAAAAACAAGTGATAATAATAATAACAATAACATAAATTTAATTAAATCAAGTAAAATGAATAAAATAAATAAAGAACACTTAACTAAAATTCAAGAGCAACAAAAAAAGCTAAATGAATTAATTCACAACATAGGAATATTAGAAAGCCAAAAACATGGGTTGTTACACGAGTTGGCTTCTGTAAATAAAGAAGTTGAGGAATTTAAAGTAGAACTAGAAGATACTTATGGTCAAATAAACATCAATGTTGAAGATGGAACTTTTAATGAATTAGACAAAATTGAAGAATTAGAAAATGTCTAATATCAGAAAAATAAGCATTGGCTCAGACTATAAGAATGATGCTATGCACTACGCCGTAGGTCAAGAAGTTTATGGTGGTCATACTATTTGTGATATATTAACTAATGATTCAAGCGGTGAATATTCTATCTATATTAAAAAAGGAGATGAAGTTTTACCTTGGAAAAGATTTAATAGTCAAATGGCCATAGCTGTAGAATATGACTTAAAGTATTGATGAAATCTTTATATGATTTTGTTGTTAAACCCTTAAACGAAAGGTATGACAACGTTAAAAAAGTAGATGATAAAAATCTTATCATAAACACTACTATTGAAAATCATCGATTTGTAAGTAAAAAAGCAGTTGTAGTTTCTACTCCAGCTGCTTATGATTCTAAAGTAAAAGTTGGAGATGTAGTTTACATACATCACAATGTATTTAGAAGATGGTACGATCAAAAAGGAAGAGAAAGAAATAGTAGTACATATTTTAAAGATGATTTATACTTCTGCACTCCTGAACAGATATACATGTACAATAATAATAGCCATCTAAACTATTGTTTTGTTAAACCAATTAAAGAAATAGAAGATCTATACAACAGAAAAGAGAAAGAGTACTTTGGTATATTAAAGTATTCTAATAAGTCCTTAGAACGCGTAGGATTGAAACCTGGAGATCTTGTTATATTTACTCCTGACTCAGAGTTTGAGTTTATTATAGAAGGCGAACGCCTTTATTGTATGAAATCTAATGATATAGCTATAACACATGAGCACGAAGGAAACGAGGAAGAATATAATCCAAGCTGGGCGTAAGGCCGTGGTAGAATTAATTAAAGTAGCAGAAGAAAAAATTATAACACATACTGAGGATGATGTTTCTGCAGATAGACTAAAAAATGCAGCTGCTACAAAGAAGTTATGTATAATGGATGCTTTTGAAATATTACAAAGAATAGAAGAAGAAGAAGCTACTCTTAAAAGCATGGGTAAAGAGCAAGATCTAAAACAGTTTAGAGGGTTTGCTGAAAAAAGAAGCAAATGAGTTATAATCAAACTCTTTGGAAAGAGGTAAAAGACATTGTAAATCCTAAAATATTATCTAAACAAAATAGATATAAAAAATGGGAGTATGGTTATAATGAGGATTATGACTTTGTAGTAATAAGTAAAACTGGACAAATTGGACAGATCATTGAAATTCAAAACCTCCGTATTGCTTTACCAAAAGCAGACGAACCGTTTAAACGAAGCGAAGATAAAAAGGAACAATACTGGGAAAAGCATGAATACCCAAAAGAATTAGATAAAATAAAAAGCAGATTTGACTGGGAAAGTTATTCTATAGCTTTTAAAGAAAAATGGTACGATTATATAGATGAAGAATTTAAACGTAGATCAGACGGTTACTGGTTTTTTAATAACGGTATGCCTACTTACATCACTGGCACTCATTACATGTATTTGCAGTGGTCAAAAATTGACATCGGAGCACCTGATTACAGAGAAGCAAACAGATTATTCTTCATCTTTTGGGAAGCATGTAAAGCCGATAGCAGATGTTATGGAATGTGTTACCTTAAAAACAGACGGTCTGGTTTCTCCTTTATGTCATCGGCAGAGCTTGTTAACCAGGCAACTATATCTTCAGATGCCAGATTCGGCATCCTTTCAAAATCTGGAGCAGACGCTAAAAAAATGTTCACAGATAAAGTTGTACCAATATCCGTTAACTATCCGTTTTTTTTCAAGCCGATCCAGGATGGTATGGATCGTCCTAAAACCGAACTGGCATATAGAGTCCCAGCTTCAAAACTTACTAGACGTAAATTAGATGACAATGTTAAGCTAGAAGAATTACAAGGTTTAGATACAACCATTGATTGGAAAAACACAGGTGATAACTCTTATGATGGTGAAAAGCTAAAGATATTAGCCCATGATGAAAGTGGTAAATGGGAAAGACCTGATAATATATTAAACAACTGGAGAGTTACAAAGACTACATTAAGACTAGGGCGAAGGATCGTAGGTAAATGTATGATGGGCTCAACTTCAAACGCATTAGATAAAGGTGGAGAAAACTTCAGAAAATTATACAACAATTCAAACGTTACAAAAAGAAATAGAAACGGACAAACATCTTCTGGCTTGTACTCTCTTTTCATCCCTATGGAATGGAACTACGAAGGATTCATGGATACTTTTGGATTACCTGTATTCACTGAACCACCAAGTTCAACGAAAGGAAGAGATGGTGTTAAGATTACAATCGGAGTAATAGAACATTGGGAAAACGAAGTAGAAGGATTAAAAGAAGATCAAGACAGTTTAAACGAATATTACAGGCAGTTTCCAAGAACAGAAGACCATGCTTTTAGAGATGAAACTAAAAATAGTTTATTTAACTTAACTAAAATTTACGAGCAGATAGATCACAATAACGACGTGGGTAACGATAAATCTTTGTCTCAAGGTAATTTTGTTTGGGCTCAAGGTATAAAGGATACGAGAATAATGTTTGTTCCAAGTAATAATGGAAGATTTAAAATATCTTGGATACCACCTAAAAATTTACAAAATAATGTAATATTAAAAAATGGACTTAAATATCCTGGAAACGAACATGTTGGAGCATTTGGTTGTGATTCTTATGACATTAGTGGCACTGTTGATGGTCGCGGTTCTAAAGGAGCACTTCATGGATTAACAAAGTTTTCTATGGAAGACGTTCCTCCAAACCACTTTTTTTTAGAGTACATATCAAGACCTGAAACTGCAGAGATATTTTTTGAAGATGTTTTAATGGCTTGTGTTTTTTATGGCATGCCTTTGCTTTGTGAAAACAATAAACCTAGGTTGTTATACTATTTTAAACGTAGAGGATATAGGGGTTTTTCAATTAATAGGCCAGACAAAACCTGGAACAAACTATCAACTACAGAAAAAGAAATAGGCGGAATACCTAACTCAAGTGAAGATGTTAAACAAGCTCATGCAGCTGCAATAGAAAGCTACATAGAAGAATTTGTTGGAGGATTAGAAGTAGGATATGGTGATATGTATTTTCAACAGACGCTTACAGATTGGAGTGGTTTTAATATAAATAATAGAACTAAGTATGACGCTACGATAAGTTCTGGACTAGCAATAATGGCTTGTAACAAAAACAAATACCGACCGGTTCCACACAGGTCTAAAGTTAAAGTTAACTTAGGTATAAAAAGATACAACAACAATGGAGAAATTTCTAAATTAATAAAATAGATAAATGATTTACACAACTAACAATAGTTCTTTTCCAGATCAGGTGGTACCAGATTCAGAGAAAGCTACCTTAGATTACGGTTTAGCAGTTGGCAGAGCTATAGAAGGCGAATGGTTTAGAAACTTCAGATATGGAACTAACGACCCTGGGTATGCTGTTAATTATAATCAATACCACACATTGAGATTATATGCTAGAGGAGAGCAACCCGTACAGAAATACAAAGATGAATTAGCTATAAATGGAGATTTAAGTTATTTAAATCTTGATTGGAAACCAGTTCCAGTTATTGCTAAGTTTGTTGATATTGTTGTGAATGGAATGTCTCAAAGAAACTACCAGGTAAAAGCATTAGCTATAGATCCTTTTTCAACTAATAAAAGAACTGAATACGCTAGAAACTTATTAAGAGACGTTCAGGAAAGAGAATTAGCTGAACAGATTAAAAATGTATTACAAATGGATCTTAGCTCCCCAGAGTTGAAAGAATTAGGTCTAGAAAGCGAAGATGAGGTAAAGTTACATTTACAACTGGATTACAAGCAATCTGTTGAAATAGCAGAAGAAGAGGTAATAAATGACGTATTAAACAAGAATAGATACGATTTAATTAAGAGAAGATTTTGTAAAGACTTAACTGTTTTAGGTATAGGAGCTGTAAAAACAAATTGGAACAAAGCTGAAGGCATCATGGTGGAATATGTAGATCCAGCTACTTTAGTTTATTCCTATACAGAAGACCCAAATTTTGAAGATATATATTACGTAGGCGAAGTCAAAGCTATAAGCTTAGCAGATTTAAAACTACAATTTCCTTATTTAACAGAGGAAGAAATGAAGACTATACAGAAATATCCTGGCAATGCAGAGTATTTAAGAGGTTTTAATGGTAGAAATGATAATTTAACAGTTCAGGTATTATACTTTGAGTATAAGTCTTACAGTGATCAGGTATTTAAAATAAAAGAAACTAACACAGGTCTAGAAAAAACAATACAAAAGCCTGATACTTTTAATCCACCCTCAAATGAAAACTTTGATCGAGTCTCAAGAACAATAGAAACACTTTACAGTGGAGCAAAAATATTAGGACATCCTATGATGTTAAAGTGGGAGTTGGCTAAAAACATAACAAGGCCATATGCTGATACTACTAGAGTTAAAATGAATTATAACATATGCGCTCCTAAAATGTATAAAGGTCGTATAGATTCACTTGTTAATAGAATAACAGGTTTTGCTGATATGATTCAGTTAACTCATTTAAAGATACAGCAAGTTTTATCTAGAACAATTCCTGATGGAGTATTTTTAGACATGGATGGCTTAGCAGAGGTTGATCTTGGCAATGGCACTAACTACAACCCGGCAGAAGCTTTGAATATGTATTTTCAAACAGGTTCTATTGTAGGTA